GATTACCCTGGGCGTCCACTTTCCTTCAGGCGGCGGCGCTTCAGGCAAATCCTCAATCACAGGTGCCAGAGCACACATGCAATTGGGATGGATGGGCACCGAGGGAGCTTTATCCCTTTCATAAGGGTTGCCCTTGACGAGATCAGCGCATCTCTCACAAGGGTTGGGACCGAGCACGATGTCCAGCTTTTCTACCCGGCGAGCCTTAAATTCCTGCATTCGGGCATGCTCTGACACTCGTGCTGTCTCGGTGCGGGCGATCCTCACAGCATCCGATTGCCTCACCTGGCACTGCTGTCTTATCCTGTGGGATACTGTTGCCATGTCCTCTCCCCGCACCACGCCTATGGCGATGTTGGTTCGAGTGCGTCCCCACCATTCCGAGGCTACCGTCCTGTAAGCCTCGTAGGTAAGCTGTGAGAGTGTCTTCACCAGGCGCCTCTCAGACGGGGTTAATGGCGGCTTCTGCAAATTCTCCACCCCGTGACTATCGCCAGAGGCTGCCAAGGCTCCTTGGTGAGTAGCAACTACAGGCTTAAATGCCTCAGCACGAGAAAGTTGCCATGCTTCAGCGATAAACCCATCGACAAGTGATTCCAGATCTTTGAGCAAGCGGTTATACTCCCTATCGACTGCTTGCAGGCTGTTCTTGGCGCTAGAAAGAGTGGTGGCATCGATACCTGCCTTCCAGTCCTTGCGCTGCGCCTTGTCACCTCATCCCTGGCTTTGCGCAGCTCGGCATTCACCTTGTCAGCCAGCTTTTGCGCCAATCCTTCGATTGTTTGGCGTAGAGAGCTAATAGTTTGCCCAGTCATCCTTTAATTCCTGCCTCACTATTTCCTTGACCCTGGCTTCCAGGCGCTCCATCTCCTGCCCAATGAGGTTCCTGAGCTCCTCCTCACTGAGAGCAGGCGCACCCTTGGCTTCTTCCCTTTCAGGGAGGTCCTCATACTGCCTGATCCAGTTCTCTAATTTCGGGTCTGGCGAAAGCAAACCAGCTCGGGCATACACCCCAAGTCTTCGCGCCCTGGACAGCTTATCGGGTTCGGAGAGATCACCCCATCTGAGATGCACTTGAGCCTCGATTCCCTCCTGCTCCAGCAATCTGGCGAAAATCTCCCGCTCAAAGGTACGGGATAGCGATCTCAGGTAGGCTCTTATATTGCGCTCAAAGGCAACATCTGCTGACCTGGCTGCACCCACTGGGGTATCTGTCAGCCCGAGGATAGTTGGCGGCACGCCAAGCCCGGTAGCCATTAGCTCATTGAAGTGCTTTAAGCTCTCTACCACCCTTTCGATCCCTTCGGGCGACTTGAAATCAAGCCCGATGTAAGGCGGCAGGAAGACATAGCTCTGGGAGGTGAGGTTCTTTACCTGCTCCTCCAGGTCTTTTCTTTCCTGAGCAGTAGGCATCCTCTCCTGCGGCTCAAGCACTCCCATGCGGAATACGGCGATAGGGGCTGAACGCTTATGGGCTACCTCTGCCAGGGCTTCCTCAATATTCAGCTTTCTCAGCGCTGTCTTGTAGAGAGGCTCGATAAGCCCAATGCCCCAGTAGATGCCCGGGGCAGTAAACAGCTTGAAGTGGACTAGATCGTTGCGGCTGAACCCTTTGCCTCGTATTTCATTCGATAGCTTCTGCTCATATCCCTTGGGCAAGCCCTGCTCATCGAACTCTATCCTGCCTGAGCTGTCCCTGATGAAGTCGAAGGTTTGAGGATTTTCCACCACCAGCAGGTCGACAATCCGTCCGGCAGCATTCTTGATAAGCTCAACAAAGGAATTGCCGATGATCCCCTGATGGCGCACGATCTCCTCGATCTTTCCCGAGAGATGCGTGCGCTCACAGAAGTCCAAAACTATCTTCTTAGCCTTCTCATCTTCCGAGTCCACTCTGTAGGGCATAGAGGCGAGGATGTAGGCATAGGTATTCACAGCACGGAAGAAGGTGGGCTCGATGATATAGAGGAGACACAGCTTCTCGGGGGCGATTCGGGTGAACCATTCTCCCTCTTCCAGTCGGCGCTGGGGCTCCCCGCCATAGGTGCCGATCCTCACCAGGGACTGCACTTCCCCCTCTTGTGCCCTGCGACTCAGCCTCTCTTTTATCCAGCTACCGATTCCCATCTCCTCACCTGTAATGACCAATTTTGATCATTGACGGTGCATGGTAAGTATCTGCACCTGTAAGTGCCAGAAGGAGCGAGTCTACAAAGTCGTCTCTCCCTTTCATCGGGGTGAGCTTCCCTGTCTTCGACTCAGCCCACTGGTAGTTGGTAAGCTGCCTTATGAGCTCAAGCTCCTGGTCGAATATCCTCACCAGGCGTTGCTGGAACAGCCTCTGCGCCCGGTAGACCATCTCCTTCTTGCGGTTCTGGAAGGGAACTTGGGTCACCTGAAGCCCAGCTTCAGCCAGGCGCTGATTCTCCGAGATATGAGACATGTCAGCGAAAACCCTCTCGGCACGAAGCTCGTGGTAGATGGTCTTGATGCGCTCCTGCTTCTCCTCGGGCTTGCCTTCCACCTTCTCGGCGCACAGCACGATAAAATATTCCTCCTGCCTCTGCACTGCTGTAGCTACGGTGTCGTGAAGCCCAGGGGCAAAGCCCCAGTCTATGCCCACGATCACTGGGGTATCTCCCTGAGCCTTCGGTTTCTCGCTGATGCGGCACTCCCTGATGTCAGCGAAGTCGAATATGGCATTCTCGTAGCTTGAGGGCAGCCCTCGATACTCCACGGTGAACTCCTCCCTGGATAGCGTAGTCTCCCTGGTGGCTATCACTGCCTTATCCTTCCACTCGCACCTCGAGGCATCCCAGTTGAACTTCTCAAAGCCCCACCTCTCAGCGTCCTGCCAGATGGTCACAAATAGGGACATGGGGTCGTGAGGCGTGGACAGGAGCACTATCCTCGGATAGGGCGATTCATCGACGATGGAGAAGGAAGCCCTCAACATCTCGTCTCTAGCCACCACTGCCTCATCAAAGATTAGGAGGTCGGCATGCTCATGCCTCACTCCACCCTCAGAGGCGGGGAAGACATGAATCGCCGAGCCATTCTTAAACAAAGTCTTCGACCTCATGGGATCACCCTTGACCCTGGAGTTAAGATAGCGGGACTGCTCAAAGAACCTGAGGCACCAGTCGTAGAGCTTGTCCGCCTGACTCTGAGTGCCACCGATCACTACTACCCGGTGGGGCTTCTTCAAGGACTCTGCCAGTGCCGTTGTCGACCACACTGCCAATATCGCCCCCATCAAGGTCTTGCCAGCGCCTCTGCCTGCCGAGACGATGGCATTGCGGTGAGAGAGGTCTTGCAGGTAAGAAGCCAGTCGTCTCTGGTCTGGCGACAATCTCAGCGGCTTAAAGGGCTCCTGGGGATCGTGTAGCTCATGCAGAGCAAATACTTCGATACCACTCATAGTAGTGGTTCCGCAGGAGTAGTAGCCTTCCAGCAGCCTGCTGCGCCCTATTGTGCTGACAGCGACCATTAGACCACCCTCCGTGCCATCGCCCTGGGGTCAGGCTCATCTACGCCAATCGCCTCAGCCAGTCTTTCCCTACAAACAGGACAGAGGATTTCTACTATCTGCGCCATGTCTCTTGCCAGCATCTCCTCAGGCACCTCTCCCTTATCCCGCATCTCCTTCACCTCGTCAGCCAGCTCTTTCTGCATGCGCCAGATCGTGTCCAGCAGCCTGGTGGTCTCCCTCACCATCGCTGCCGAGGTTGGATGATCAGGTACCTGTGCCCGTAGCTTTTTCAACAACTCCAGGTTGGTCTCCAGCTCATCAATTACCTGCCGCCGCACCTTTACCCACTGATGCACCACCTCGTCTGCCATCTCGCTGTGCCTTAGCTTCTCCGCAACCTCTCCCTCCAGATGTGGTCTGAAATGCCTCTTGTCATGAGTGCTGAAGCTATGCACATCGATCGGGCGTTCCTCGAGCTCCTCGCTGCGCCTGGATAGCGCGCGGTATGTCCAGCCATCCAGAAGCAATCGCTCATATTCATTCCGATATGGGGACTGGCACACGCGGCATAAACCGCGCTTCACCAGGGGGAAGCGAGCCCGCTTGTCCTTTTCCAGCCGCGAGACCTTATCTCCGCGCCGAGCACTTGATACTTCCACAGCACACCTCCGCGTGAATCGTTCT